TGATTGCCTTGGACTTTTTAGATGCCATTTTCCTTAATTCTGACACAATTGTCTTCGCATCATCAGATTGTGCATCATTATTCCTGTATTTATCAGGGAGGTTTGCATTAAGTAAGGTGATTAACAGTACAGGTTTGGAATAATCCTCATTCTGTACCATTTTATCCACTAACTGAAAGGCACTTGCCTCCAAATCTTCTCCGATCCCTATACGAATGTCGTTATAATTCTGTTTAAACTCAGGATCTTCTTCGATTAACTGATAGAAATAACTTCTACTCAACCCTCTTACAGCTCTGACTGCCCTAGACACTGTTTTATTTAACTGAAAAGACTCTAGAAACAACTCTTTAAGTCGTTTCTTGTCTTCTTCCGAATATACTTTTGCCATTAAAACTCCTTAATTTAAGGGGTGGAGCAGGAAACGGGCATGAAAGAACCCAAAACCCCACCCCAAATCATAATACTCTATGGCATAAGGGTCTGTCAATGAGACGGGTAAAGTATAACAGGGAAGTTATCCCCACCAACTCCTAGGGTATTGAAACTGAAAAAGTCAACAGCATCTTCTCTTGTGATGTCGTTCTTCTCCATTAACTCTGATATTATTAATTCATAATCATAAACAGCATAATGCTTAGTTTCTGTCCCTAGATTCTGAATACCAATCCCTATTAACGCTTTCTTGAATGATGGGTCTCTGAACATCACAGCTTTGTGATCTGATAATTCGTCTAACTCTACTTCTATTCCATCAGCTCTATCTGTTATTAATTTATTATAAGATTGCATATTTACTCCTCCGTAATATCAAATTGTATGTATGGTATTTTATTTCGCTGAGTCTAGTAATCTTTGGAGTTCGGATACAGGGATTAAACTTCTTTTCCCTACCTTAACTTTTTTAATCTCCCCTCTTTTTATTACGTTAAAGATATGCTGTTGACTCACCCCTAGTATTTTTGCAAATTCATTTAACGAGTAAAACTCTTTTCTTGTAGAACTATTAGTCATTTTCATACCCTTCCTTTATTAATTTGTCTAAACTACTTTCAACAATTCTTCTTGACGTCCCTAACTTTCTTGATTCCAATAAACCTTTATCAAGCAAATGATAGATAAACGTTCTAGAACAAGAAAGTCTTTCCATACATTGCTGAATCGTAACTAGGTTGTCTTTCCTTAATGTCATATTAAACTCCTTTTATTTGTTTTATTTATTATAGCATATATATTGCTATTGCAAAATACTTTAATATTTTGCAATTGCAATTATAATAGCTATATAATAGCTATATATATTATATATATATAGCAATAACTCTTTTATGGAAATTAAGATACGCAAAATAATAGCTACTATCCTGTTTTGCATTGCAATTGCACTTGCAATTGCATTAACAATTGCAATGCAATTACTATATAATTAAACCGGAGGGGGAAACCTTTAGGCATTTCTCCTTTAATGTTTAGCTATCCCCCTCTACACTTAAGGACGTAGGGCGTTTTTTAGCAAAAAAATTCTGTCACGGGTATCCACCCACTATTTATCGTTATTCTAAGCCTTGCCCCTGTTGCTGTTGTTCGTGTTGTTCTTGTCCTTCTTGTTGTTGCTGTTGTTATTCTACTATTAATTGAGCAACTCACTTATTGTATCGCACACGCTTTTGAGTCGCCCTATAGAGCTACTGAGAAGGGCTAAGGAGCTACTGAAGGGCTACTGAAGAGCTACTGAGATGAGCCACTGAAGAGCCTTGCATACGATCCACTAAAGGAAGGCTATGAAGGGAGGAGTTGCTCATGTAGTGAAGAGCTACTGAAGGGAAACTTGCCATATAGTGAAGGCTATGGAGCTAAGGATTGCCATACCATGAGAGCTATGCGTTTTTTTAGCTGTATTCTATGTCCTGTAATATGAGATAACCCTCCTTCTTACCCCCTTCAGTAGCCATATTTTGCCATACAGTCTTACTGCTATGTGAGATGAAAAATGATTTTCTCTGCCTGACAAGATTCACTTCATATTGCTGAGACTAAATAGATTTTGCTCTATTCGGGATAGCAATACTGAGAAGAAAATGATCCAGCAAAGATTTTCTTTCACTTCAGTGCCACTGAGCAGAGAGGAAATCTATAGGTCTCAGTGATACTATCCCCATATACCTTCAGTATTGCTAAGACTAATAGACCAAATTCCCTTGAAAATGGTCTTATTAGTCTCAGTATAAGGAAAAATTGGGAATTTATTGCTCAAATCAGCTCTTATTCGGGATAGTATAAGCAAAAAATGGGAAAATGGGCTATGAAGAGGCTGTGGTCAGTAAAAAAACCTTAAAAGTGGCATTTTTTGGGTGTTTATGACCACAATTACTATCCACAGATTTTTTGACCATTTCTATAGCCTTCAGTATATACCCTTCATAGCTCCAAAAAATTGCAAAAAATTTGCTAGGGTACTGAAGGGAAATTTGACAAATTATTTTGATCCATGGTATGATTTTCCCAACATTCGATTCGACAAATTTCGAATCTTCAAAAAATTGAAATTGAGGTTATCCATGAGTCATTTCAGAAGGAAACCACAAAATACTAAAGTGAAGGGAAAAGTTGTAGGAGCTCCTAAAGGGTATCCCACTGAGAGTAAACCTATAGATGCAACCCGACAAGGTAAAACGTGGTCAAAAATTCAGAGATGGTCAGATAAAGTCCTTCTTGAGAAGAGCTACGCTCGAAAACAGGAGAAAGCCTCCCTTATACGTAGGGAAGAGGTGTGGACAGTAAACTGACCGAAAATTAGGCAAACTTGCTGAAGGCATAGCGTTCAGTACAGCGAAGGGAAGAGAAATGCCCCTAGCTGAAGGGTGTTCTACGAAGTAGAACCGACTACCCTAACCAAGTGTCGAACTAGGTGAAATCGCATAGTGTCCTACTCTGCGATTTGCAGAGCCAAGCTGTGCATATTCCTTCAAGGAGGAAAAGCTGTATGAAAAATTCAACTCGTACAATTGCTTATGAGGGAAGTACCCTCGAAATTAACTTACCTGTAGCTGTTAAAGGCAAACTTTCAAAATCGGGTAAGAGCCAAGTTCACTCTAACGTGAATGGCACTAAAGATTTCCCCACAATGATGACTTCAGTCGCTATCGACAGCAAGTATGTCGAAGGAGCTGAAGAAGGTCGAAATTACTTCCTAGTGGCAGGAGTTTGGTCTGTCGCTAAGAAGGTGGAGGAAACTAAGACTAAAGTGAAGAAATCCCCAAAACTACCTGACTTCAGCACTATGACACTGAAACAGATACAGGATTGGGCTGAGAAACAAACCAAGTAATCCCTTCACTGATTAAACCGATTCTCTCAGAGGATAAACACGCCTCTGAGAGATGTTCTTCTCTGTCCGAGAATGTGTATTCTCGCTGAGGATGACCCTAAAGGGTCGAAACAGATTTATTAACCCTTAACTAAAGGCAATTGTTATGGAAAAAAAATTATACAAATGTGAGTATTGTGGAGAGAAAAAACATGATGCCACTCAGATAAGGCGTATGCACTTAGCACAGCATATGTCTGAAAAGCTCAGAGATGAGGATCAGAGTTTAGTCCATCCCGATACTGTACGCATAATGGACGAATTAGAGAGGAGTTTAACCCTAGAGGTTATGGTTAATCTTTTCCCTCCTAAAGACCCGAGTAAATGGAGGTTTTGACCTGTAACTAGCTGTGTAGCTAGTCTGAATGATTGCAAAAGCATGAAACAGTTTTATTAATCCTCTTTCATGGAGGAAATATGCCAATAGGCAAAAAAAATATGACAGTGAACAAGAAAAACACTCGTTGTAGAAAGCCTTTATTCGCATTTAATGGTCAAGTCATTAGATGTGGTAAGACTTGGGAGCATAAACTCGCCAAGGATGGAGCTGAATACAGCTACAAGGCTAAAAGACACTTTACTAACCCAAAGTACAAATCTCCGAAGGTGTTTTGTGAGAGCTGTAGATCACTTCACAATGTGGTCAACAGCATAAACTACCCTAATGGAGTTAGGCTAGTATAATGGCACTTACCCAAGAGGAAAGAGCTGAATTAGACTACGCTTGTCAATGTGGGGATAGTGGACATGACCACTTAGCGACTCCATTATGGAACGCTCCCTACAGGGTAGGAAAATGTCGAAACTGCTTACATTGTGAGCAGTATAGACTAGGGGACGAAGGGGAAAGACTCTAACTATGGAACGAATAGGGTCAGTTGGTGTCGATAGTGGCACTATGATGCTAGGGGATCCTTGTTACATAAGTGATGACAAGAGATTGCATAGCAATAAAGGGTGGACGAAGTTTTGTGAAGAAATTTTGTTTACCAAGCAGTTTGACAGCATGAGATACACTCAAATAGGGAGAGGAACTGCTGTAGTAACTGAAACAGGAGGTGGAGATGGGGAATACCCTGTCTACATAACGAGAAATCGTGAAGGAAGAGTTAAATCCCTCACTGTAGTTTTCCTAGACAAAGGGGAATAAACTAACAAATAACAGGTTAATGCTACCTTAAAGCATGAAATTATGAAAAAATTAAGCTAAATAAATGGCAGATAAAGAGCAAAGCTGTGAAGATCGAATAGACGATCAGTTAAAGCGAATAATAACAGGGATTAAAGCCCTTAGAAAATCTAATTTCATGGACTCAGACGATTGGGTTGAGAATTTAGAGGAAAATGAGCATATCTCTGTTCTAAGCCTTGACTATGTGTACCCTCACACTTTCAATGACCAAAAGGAAGGGTATTACAGGATACAATTCTCATGGGGTGGTCCAAGTGATGAGCTGAGGCTATACCATAATGGGAAATTCTACACAACGATAGAATATTGGTTCTTAGATTGGTTTGATGGAGCATTTCGCAATGTCACGACAGATGAGGACATTCTATGGTATGTAAACCTTTATGATCTTCCTGATACAATGATAGTTGAGGAAGACCATGACTACGAATTTTGTGAGGAATGTGAGGAGCTAGTTGACTAAGCTAAAAAATATATGGGATAAATTGCTTGGCAAACAAGCAAATGAGGATATTCTATGGAAGAAATACCTTAACTCATGGAAGTGCATTTTGTGTAAAAGAAAAATTAATTCAATCAATCATGATTGTAGAAAATAAGGAGGAATGAATGGCAGATGACGATATATTACAAGGCATAGAATTTATAGTAAATGCTATTAAAGATCTTACTGAAAAGACTGATAATAGGTTGCTTGATATAGCAAATCAAATCAATAACCTAGACAAAAGTTATCTGACAGTAGACATAGCAAATTCTATGAAAGATATAGCAGACAGTTTAAAAAAAATAGAGGAGAAGTAAATGGAACTATATAACATATATTGGTACGATTGCTATGGCAACAGAAGTTTACAGGACACTACTAACGATGTAAATAAATGGTTAGAAGAAAACAATAAACAAAGAATAGCTGATGGGGAAGAACCCGAAGAACTTAGTGACTTTGACATTGATCGAATAACAGTTAGTATTTATTCAAAGGAGAAATAAATGGAAATAAAAGACTTTAGTCACATTAAATGGCATACCAAGTTAATAACAGGGCAACTCTTTGGAGTTTCTGAAGGTATGTGGGGACAAAAAACTTTATATGTCTTGCCAATAGGAAGAGATAAAAAGTTTCATCTTAATGACATAAGTGAAGTAGATTTGTCAAGAAGTAATCTTGACGAACTTAGTCCTTATGAGTTAGATGAAGTTAACAAAGTTTTTGGCACTAGGTTTGGCAAATGCTTTGAAAGAGAAAGCACAAAGAAAAAAGGTAGGGAAATAAACTTATCAAAAGAAACTCAAATAGCATTAGCTTATTTGAATGGACATCTAGAACGAATTGCAGATGCTTTAGAAACAATGGCTATGAGGAGAAATAAATGAGTGAAGTAAATGAAGAAGAAAAATATCCACCAATAAAATGCAGA